CTGAATTGATAGCAGCAGATGTTAGAGCAGTTTCATCTACAGCAGGTACTGCTTCGACACGTACCACGCAGTTATGCTCTGAAATAGTCTCTTTAGAAACTAATACTTTAACACCAACGTTTACTTCTTTAGTTGTTCAGATTAATAATAGAGCTTTTGCAAATGATTTAGAACAATTAAGTACATTTGCTACTGTTAATAATACTTCAATAACTAATTTGGATTCTAAACAAACTGTATTAGAATCTGATATAAGCAGACTTACTAATACCTTTTTAACTAATTTAACTGGTTCAGATGGAGCTGTTTTAGGTGGTGGTTCGGTAGTTTTAAACGCAATAACTGCAAAAGCTAATTTAACTGATTTTGCATTCTTATCATCTTGTATCGATACTGAAGTTGCTGATATAGATTATACATACGGTAGATTAAATGCTTTATCGGCAGTTGTCGTATCAGTAAGTTCTAATACTGGAGGGTTAAGTAGTGAAATTGAAGCAAGAGCGTCTTGTAGCGATTTCTTTTCATTGAAAACGCAATTAACGGGAGGAGAATATGCGACTTCAGCTTCAATATTTGGTGATAATGGATTAGAAGCATCAATTAATTCTACTTTACAAACTTGTACAGATTGTCTTGATACAAGAATTAATACTATTGATGGATGTGGTACAGTAGTAGTTGGTGATTTAAGAAGTTCGTTAGACACTTTAATTAATAGTATTACAGGTAATCCTAATTCATTAAATTTAGCAATTTCAAGTAACTTTACTTTATTAAGTTCATATTTTGATAATTTAAGTTCGTTTACCGGTTCTTTTAATACTTCGTATAATTTCTTAAGTGGTCAATTTGCTCAATTAAGTGCATTTGCTCAATCTTTATCAAGTACTATAATTAATAATGCGATTTTACCTGCAATCGAAACTAAAGCTAGTGTAACATGTTTTGATAATTTACAATTAAGAGTTAATGCTAATTCTTTAAGTTCTTTTAATCAAATATGTAATGGTAAATCTAACGTTTTATATCTAAGTGGTGTTTCTACAAACTTAATAGGAACTATAGGTAATGCTAGTGATGGGTTAAGCGGAGCAGTAGTTCAAAGAGCTACATTAACTGAAGTACGTTCTTTATATAACAACATTACAGGAGGCGTCTTATCTGGCGTTGGTACAGTAGGAGGTTCTAAAGAAGGTATTACAAGTATGCAATCTCAGATATTAGCTTTAAGTTCTTCTGTTTTCGAAGGACTTACTGGGTTAAGAAATACTTTAAGTGCTGTTAATGATATTGTAGATATTTGTACTTTAAAAAATACAGTTAATATTCAAGGTTTAAGTGCTACGAGTGTATGCAATGATGTAGCTGCATTAAAAACTACTTTATCAAATGTTTCAGCAGGTACAGTAAACGTTGCATTAAGTGCAGTAAATAGTTTAGAATCTAGATTAAATGCTGTTGAATGTGGTTTCGGAGGATTTTTAGATGGTAGTATTTGCCAGACATGTAATGTTATAACTACTATAACTGATAGTATAGCTTCTAATAAAACTGCTGCAGATAGCGCTATAGCCGCTGCACAAAGTACTGCTGACTCAGCTGGTCAAATCGCGACCACTGCAGAAGCTTGTAATGCAGTAAATTTTGCGCTAAATGCTGCAACTAGTGTAAAAGCAGTTGAAGCACAGGTAACTGCTGATGGTAAAGCAGATAATAGTACTGTCCAAACACTTAATAATACAGTAGCTGGTCAAGCAAGTATAATATCAAGTAATACTACAGCTGCAGCAGATGCTGTAACAAAAGCAGAAGGAGCTGAAGAAACTGCTAATACTGCTAGAAGTTGTGCTGACACAGCCCTTTCAAATACAACAGAAGCAAATAATAAGATAGCTGATATTAATTCAGTTTATGGATTAAAAGTAAATGCTCAAGGTCATGTTGCAGGATTTGATTTAATTGCTAACGCTAAAGTTAGTGAAGGTGGTCTAGTTCAATCAGGTGATTCATCATTTGTAGTAACTGCCGATAGATTTGTTATAGCAGGTCAAGATTCTGAAACTCCTGAAATACAACCATTTACTGTAGAAAATAATTGTGTTAGAATACAAGGTGCTTGCATTAAAGATCTTTCAGTAGATACTTTACAAATTAATGAACAAGCAATTTCATCTGGATCATTTTCTACAGGTGTAACTTATAATTATACTAATTGCTATAGTGATGACCCTTTCAATGCATATCCTAGGGGGGATTGGCAAGATATAGCAGTAAGTAATATAGCATCTGCTGGTTGTGCAACTATTGTAAATTCAGGATATCTTAATCAAACCGGTAATAGTTCAATTTTATTTGATATTAGAGATCAATCTACATATAATGGAGACTATGCTTTTAAGTATAATAATAGTCCAAGCAGTGCTTTTGTTATAAACTATAATAGTAGCACAACATGTGCCATAGCTTCATGTGCTGTAAAAACTTACGGTGCTTTTAGAAGAATGTATACTTGTTTACTTACTAGACTAATAAGGGTTGATTTAACTACAACGGATATATTTGTACTTCCATCAGGTATAAATAATCAGTATATAGATCCTAATCCGCCAATAGGGCCTATATCTTATAAATTACAAGTAAGACCGTATAGAGAATATCTATGTGAAGGTTCTTGGACATCAGGTGTTGCAAACGTTGTTGATACCGGTTGTGATGGATATATTACTCAGAGTTATCTAACTAGATTTTGTTGTTACCAAACAACCTTAGAATCCATAGTTAAATACCATAAAGGAAGCTGTAATATGGGTATAAGCAGAAATGGTACTTTTACTTATTTTGGCACTCGTACATATAATGAATATACTTGTTTTTATACAACTGAAAATGTAGGGGTAGATTGCGTATACTGTAAAGGTTGCCATCCTCCTTTTGATGGGTCATCTGCAGAATTAACTATTAACACCCCGTTTATTGAAGTCCGTCAATCTAAGAGATAAATAATATTATGAAAAAATTTCTTAAATATAATACTTTGACTGGTAAATTGCATTCTATAATTTATATTAATGAAAGTGATAAAGATTTATATTATGAAACAAATTATACCCTTTCTGCTGTAGATAATTATAGTAACATTAGTTTAGATCATAACAAAATTAATTTATCTACTAATCAAATCTCAAATAAAGATGATTTTCCTATAGTTTTTAATACTTTAGTTCAAGATATTACTTCTACTGATTTTATTTCAATATCAGGGATACCTAGCGGTACTCGATTTACTTTAAGTAATAATTTAAGTAATATCATTTATACAGAAATAGTTAATGATGGTATATTAGAATTTGAACTTGATACAATGGATAAAGGAATATTATATCTAAATTTTAAACATCAAGATTATCTAAGCAATAAAACTCACCTATTAACAGCATTTTAAAATGAGAATAATTAAAAAACAAAAAAAAGATTATATTGACCCAGAATTAGAATTACAAAGATATAATCCTTTACATGATAGAGCATTAAAAAATTTAAGAAGAAAAGTTGAATATCTTCCAGTAACACTTTCATCAGTTTGTTTTGACGTATCACAGAGTGATATGTTTAGATATGATTTATTAGGAATAAAAACTGAAAATATAAATTTTACTGATAATAATGGTAATAAATTTACTTTTACCCCTGAACAAATGAGGTATTATACATCAGAATTAAAATTAACTTTATCCGAAAAATATACTAAAATATACGAAATTTATTTAACTATAAAAAATAATTTGTCTAGTTATCCTACCCATCAAAGTATATTATCTACTTATTATTATAAATTAAGTAACTAGTGAAATTAAAAAAAGGGGACAATATTTATTTACAAAAACTAGCTGATAATTTTTGTAATGATTTATACGGTAAAAAAGATAAGAACGTATTTGAAATAAAAGATATATTAGTAGACAATTTAAAAAATTTTTTCGAAAAGGAAATAGTTTCTTTTAAACCTGTATACTCTAAAGGTGATCTATTAGGAGCTTATACTGGTATAATTAAATTCGCTGACAGTTCTACTATTTTTGCTAAAATATCAAACGATAAACCTACTACTATTAATAATACTTTAATTGAAACTGAAATATATAATAAATTACCAGATGGTAAATTTGGACCATCATTATTAAAATCTTTACAATACCCTCCTTCATTATTTTTAACAGATTTATCAGAATGCACTTGGTGTCCAGAATGGAATGATGACAATTTAAATTCTGTATTAAATCAAATAGAAAAATTCTCAGAACTTAAAATTGATAATTTAGAAGATATGTCTTTTCACAGTTCATCTAATTGTAACTGGATAAAAACAAAAGAATGTTGTGAAAATTTAATACATACAAAATATGTTACATTGGATTGGATAGAGAAGAATATTAATAAAATCTTAGAAGCATATGATCCTAAATTATCATTTGGTAATTATACTGTCCATGGTGATATGAGATCACATAATTTATGTATAGATAATGGTGTTACAAAATTTATAGATTTTGATAAAGTTAAATTAGGAGATAAATTTCATGATTTAGCTTTTTTACTTGCTGATATACATTTAGAAGGAGGCATACCTCCTGAAGTATTCATGCCTAATAGATCTGATTATGCAGTTTTTGTTTGTGGTTACAGTGCATTTTTATGTAATCACGGTGCAGAGCATGGTAAAAAATTATATACTAACAGACTACGTACCAATTTATCCTGGATGATTAGAGCTTTAAAATTAACCCCTGCAGATGGTGAAAAAGCTAATTTGCTACTTAATTAAAAGAAAATAGTATAAATTTTCTGTTTATCATCAGTTAAAACTGGGTCTAAATCAGTACCAGTATCTTTAACAATCCAAATACCATCATTATCTATTAAATTTGATCTAAACGGATCACTAATGATAAGATTATCACTATTTGATATAATAGAATTAAAATATGTATTATTATCATCTATAATGCTAATTAAAGTATCTGCAGATAAAGCAACAAATGAATTGTTAGACATTGTAATAAAATTCATGTCTATATTATTTTTTAAAGTAAAAAAAGTAGATAAAGTAAATTCAAATTTATTACCATTTCTGTAAAAAAATGATAATTTACCATCACTTAAACCTGATAAAGAATCTAACACATAATTATGTGATACAGTATTAGGTAATTTAAAGGTATATTTACCTAAATCATTATCAAAAATTAAATCAGCATTTACGTAATCTATATTACCATCACCATAATCAAATTCAGCTCTTTTAATTCCTAAACCATTACCGTTGTCTTCATTTACTATATTAGATAGATCAAAATTTACTTTAGTACCGCTTTCTATAGGTAATATTTTAGTATTAGTAGCATAGTCAAGAGTAATTCTAAATCCTGAAGTAGGGTAATAATTAGATAAAGTAACTGTTTTAGTTTGTAATTTCATTATAAAAATAATATACCTTCTTCAAAGTCTTGAAAAATTCTCCCGCTTAAAGATGTTGAATAATAACCTTCATCGCTACCTGAAAATGATGAAGTGAAAAAACTGTAAGTCCTATAATAATTTTCTGGTCTAAATATAGAATTATCTAATATTTCTAATCTATTATTGAATAGTTTATATAGAACGTTATGTAGGTAAACATTTTCATTTAAATCATTATACTGAGCTATTAAATTAAACACGTTTAACTTAGAACTATAATTCAATGATAAATTTCTTAACCTTTTAGGTACTATATCTAAAGCTGATAGATTGAATAAAGAAGTAAATACATTTAAGGCTGTTTTCCTTCTATTAATAATAGGAAATTCAATTTTCTTATCAAGATCATAACTAAAAAATTCATAGAAAAATAAGTAATTGTTATCATTCTTTATACCTGATAGACCAGGGTTACTTGCAAGTCTTGAATTAGGTATAGTATTAATAGTTACCTTGTATATGTTATTATCTACTACCATATCATTAGAAACTCCAGTAAAGGTGTTATCTGTCAATACTACAGGTACAGTTAAAGGAATATCAGTAGATTGATTAAAATTACCGTTATATTTAAATGAATCAATTAAAGTAAACGAATCAGTATCTATAGTAAACACGTCATCATAAATGTTTATATTTCTCACTGCACTTAATAATTCTTGATGCAGTTGAATATTACCAGTATATTTATCAAACAAGTTATTGAAAGATGAACTTAAAGGTAAGTAACTATTTGTAGATATATTTTGAACAAATACGTTTTTATTAGCTATTTTCTTATCAAAGAATGAAAGTTTATCAGTAGGTCTATCAAAGGTTGATAAAGTGTTTGAACCTACAAATGATTGTTTATTAGATACTATACTGTCCTTTTTTAATTGTTGTATATCACTTGTATCAGTTAGATATTCTACGAATTTATTACCGTATATATCTATCTCTACTTTATTAATAATTCCATAATTGTGATTAAATGAATAAGGTGTATCGAACGTACTTAATAAATTATTTGTATTTCTAAATTGTTCAAAGGTATTATATGAGTAAAAATTACTATCAAAAAATTCACTTTTTACATTTTTTTGACTTACTGAAGAAGATTCATTTTTAAAAACGCTATCTTTATTTAGATTAAATTCAAATGGATGGTCTCTCTTAACTTTACTTAAATTAGTAATATTACCAAAACTATTAATATCCGGAAATACATACAATGTATTTGCTGATAAATCTTGTTTTAATGAAGTTGTATAATCACCTTTCATTTTTAATATTGAAAATGAAGTAGGTTTATAAAAACCTCCTACTTCTCTTTCAAACTTATTACTAGTACTTGGAACTGTTAATGTAGAAGCATAGTTTATATTAAGTAAGTTGTTAACTTTATTATTACCTTCAAATAATACCCCTGATAAGAATTTATTTTCTGAATTTGTCGATAAGAAGTAATAATCAGTACCAATTAATTTTTTAACTAATTCTGCTTCGAATAAGAAATTAAGTTTATCTCTATCCCCTTTTTTATAGTCTATATAATCAGTAGATTCTAAATAACTTTCATCAACATCATTTACATTTATAATAGGACTAAAGTCTCCTAATTCCTCTAGTTTTATATTTTTTTCGTTTATTATTCTTATTATACTTTTATCTAAATCTATAAAATCAGTACCTTCAATTTTATTTGAATTTGAAGTAAAGAATTTTTTTCTATTTAAAGTACTATCATAAAAATCTGACAATTTATCTGGATCTAAATCAAAATAATCATTAAATGTATCGTAAGATTCTTCAATTTCTACTTCTATATTAACTTGTAACACACTTAAAGCTAAAGTAGAAGATACAGGTATAGAACTATCATCTCCTTGAAATAAATCTATAATTTTATCCTTTACAAAATTCTTTACACTTAATGTAGAACCTTTATCTTTAACTTCTCTTAAACCTTTTTGAAATGTATCTCTTTTTTCCTTGAAGTATAAGCATATTTCTCTAATTTTTTTAGAATAAAAGGGAATCGCAATAGTTAAATTTTCATTATTATTAAAATTAATAGTTTGTAAATATCTTCTTTCTTCTGGTGTAGAATATTTTAATGATATTTCTTTAAATAAATTAATGTATTGATCTTTTACATCTTTATCAAAGTTTATATTATTATTGTATGAAATATTATTCCAACTTTTAATATAACTTTCATATTTTCTAAAATTTTCAGCTTCATCATCGAATACTCTAGAGTAGTTTAAAAATTCAATGAATGAAAACGGTTTATTCCTATCTAATTTATCATCATTTAGGTCATTAGTTACACTATTAGCTATTGTATAATCAGAAAAACTATTAAAACTCTCACCCATTAAGATTATTTATAATAAAAAAGTGATTATTAAAGTTAATATCCTCCTCCACCGTAATCTATACCGCTTTCGCTATCTTCAGATGTACCTACTGGTGGAGAATGTTGATAACCTAAAGATTTAAACTTAATATGCTGTTGATAAGTTTCTGCATAAAACTCATTACCTAGATCATCATACATATAATGCGGTACGAATGAAGATTCAGTAGGGTAAGGATCATCCTCTACCAAACCTGTATTTTTAAATAAATTATTAATGATTAAATCATCCATAACTCCTCCTTTTTTACTATAATTGAAGAAACTATTTAAATTACCCATTGTATTATTACCGTTATCATAATCAATAAATTTTTGCAATTGTGAACCTTCTATAACATCATCATTATATCTATAAAAGTTATAATGATTATCAAGAGTTATCTTTTTAGCCTGAGTTGTTTGACTAGTTAACCTATAATAACCAGGTTGATTATTAGCTGATAAACCAATATTCAATCCATTTTCAATTTGTAAAAAGCTATTAGTTGTATTTATATCACCTTCTAATTGAATAAAATTTCTTTTACCTAAATTATCAGGCAATATTAAACCCCATCCCCATGCATCTTGATAATCACTAAGAGGAAATGATTTAGTAGTAGTATCTCTAAAACGCATATCGTAAGCACTTAACAAATTAGTATTAATTACTTTATATTTTTCACTAAATTTTTCATAAGCTACGATACCATTCTTATAAGGTTGAACTATACCATTCAAAACTGGGATATTATTACCTAAATTTTTACCAAAATCAGGATTATTATCATAACCTTTTTTATCAAAATCGAAATTGTAATTATTTTTTGAACCTTTTTGTAAAGATAAATTAATACTTAAATTATCAACTAATCTTTGTAAACTAGGCGGATATTCTATATTGAATCTTTCAAAATCTACATTTAAGTTTTCTAATTGACTTACAAAGTTTTTTAAATTAGAATAATTAATATCATTTGTATTAGAAACAAAGTTACTTATCTTTTCATAAATTTTAATACCTAAATTTTCTAGATTACCGCTTAGATCACCAACAGACGTACCTAGAAAATTATTAAAAAAATTATCTTTATTAGTTAATATATCTTGAAAAATTAAATCTTTATAATTTTGTTTTTGGTCGTTATCTTCATTTATTTTTCTATATTTATAAAACCCTTTTGTAGGGTAAAGATCGAAAACATCGCTTTCCCCTGTAATAGTAGCAGTACCAGTATTAGATTCACCTTTAATTTTTAAATTAGATAAACCTTGATCTGAAACGAAATAACCTCTAAAATAACCTCCTCCATTTAATGCTGACAATGTATCGTTAGAATTAAAAGTTATATCATCAACATAAATTTCTACAGGCACACTAGATAGAGTTTGTATTTGAAAACATGATAAAGAAATCTGGTTAATACCGTTACCTAAACTAAGTTTAGGGTAGTTATTTATACTAAAATTATTATCCGTTTTATATTTTATCGTAAAATAAACTTTTTGACCTGTATAGTATATAGGACCAATATTAAACGTATCATCAGTTTTACCTATACCATCAATACCATTTGTACTAAAAGATAATTTACTAGGAATAGGTTCTCCTCTTATACCTAACACGATATTATTTGAAACGCTATTTAATACATTAAGTTTTTCATCATCTATTTTAAAAAAATTAGATTCAGGGTCTTGATAATTACTTGTATCAAAGTTAGCAAATATTACAACGTCGTTGTTCATTATGAATATTTATCTAATCCTCGAAATACCTAAACGTGGCTCTACCTGATGTCCCAATAAAAATTGAATTATCCACATTTTTAGGTGTAAAATTAAGATTTAATACTGATAAAGCTGATATAGTTGATACTACAGTAGGTACTGTATATGTAGCGTATATATTATCAGATGTAGTTTTTATAGAATCTATAACTTCAAAATTATCACCTATATCTTTTATAAGATAACTTCCTTTTTTATACTGAAAATTATTATCATTAAAATATTCATTATTAGTATAAAACGTATTTGCATGCCCTGATACTGATAAATTTACTGTATACTCATTAGCAGATAAAATTCTACTACTATATAATGAATTAAATCTAGTAACGGTTATAATTCTGTCAGGTATAGAAGATTTTTGTGTACTTAGACCATCAAAAGTTAAAAATAAACTATCTTGTAATGGGTCTATAACCTTTATTAATTTTTCTTGTACACCTTTAAAAAAATTACCTGCACTATCAGTAACTACAAAGGTTACATTATAAAGACCAGGACTATCATATATATGAAAAGTACTTAAACCGGTTCCTGTAGTGCCATCACCGAAATCAAAAAAGTAATTTGAATCACTTATACTACTATCAGTATTTTCAAAGTTAGGTTGAAAGTTTAACTCCCCTAACGGGCCTGTAAAAGTATCAAATTCAGAATATATAAATTTTCCATTTGCATTTAATTTACTACTACCCGGTATTCTTGCTGATAGGCCTTCAGAACCTGATAAGGTAGGGAAAATAGGTACATTTGTCAATCTACTTGTTATATTATATAACGCATTAACAGAATTAAGTCTTGAATAATCGTTACTAAAAATATAGTTTAAACTAGGCATCTTCTATAATAATATTATTTAAAATTGAATTATTATACAAAAACGGGTATTTAAAAAACGGTAATTGTAAATCTGAAGTAATATCTGATATATCAATATCTGGATAATTAATATTGAAAGAAAGTAAACTCAAGTTTGGTGTCTCTATAATTTTATCACCGCTGACTCTTCTAGTAAATAATTCAACTACTCCGTCTATAGATAAAATCTTATTTTTTAATTCAGTAAGACTTATAATTGAACCTAATTTAGCATCTTTAAAGTAACTTATAAAAATATTGTTTATTTGTTGCTTTATACTATCAACACTTATTCTATTAGAAAGAGATCTTTTAGCTACTAAATATGTATCATCAATTATTTCAGTTGTTAATAGTTCATTTTCTTCACGTAAACCTATACCAAATGCATTATAAATAGGATCTTGAGGTATAATTTCTATATTTACCATTTTCTGCGTATTAATTGCATTTATTATAGTATTTTTTTGTGGTGTTGTTAAAAAATTTACATTATTTTCACTATCAACATTAGATATAGCTGGCACCATAAATATGTAAACGTTATTAGAATCTGATGGTGAAGAAAATTTTAACTGATTGAAAAGAAATCTAGGATCATCATTAGGTTTATCAAGACCTAATTTATAAAAATAATCTATATAATCACTTATATAAGTTTTGTTATTAACTACTTTAATATCATCTAAAATATTAGAGAAATTTTTATTAATAAATGATTCATAATCATCAATAGTAACTAATCTATTTTGACTTTGAAAAATCTTTTTTGAATTAGTTCTAATACTATCTACATCTTCACGTTGTTTAGGTGTAGTTGAACCATTTAAATTAGAAAAGGATATAAGTTGAGCATTTTGAGGAGATAAAAAAGTTAAATTAGCATTATCATAAATATCATCACTTATATCTTCAAAAGTAGGTGTGCTATATATGTTTAATTGGTTACCGTTTAACTGATTAGGGGAAATTACTCCTGATTCGCCGTCTGATTTTAGATAATATATAAATATATCATCTCCATCTCTTAATCTTCTACCAAAAACTCCATTACCGAATTTAATTTCATAAAACCCGTTCTCATTAATACGTTTTTCATAATTTAAATCACCAGGACCTTTAAGAAACATATTATTTGTTTCTTCATAAAAACTATATCTACCGTTATCAGATTCTCTAACATAAACATTTATAGATTTTTCATCTATAAAAATAGGTTCACCGGTTATATTATCTTTAACTACTAAAGTTACAGTTTCAAAATCCTCTCCTACTGCTTGCTGTTCTGGGTATTCATAATACTTACCTTGATATAGTAAATTATTTTCAGATAAGTTAGATAAAACTTCACTTGTATTAGAGGATTTGCTGAACGACACGTCATTTGTAAAGCTATAATCTATACCATTTACAGTAAAGTAAGAATATCTTTTTATTGTATATAAATTAGGTATTAATTTTTCATTAGACACCGATTCAAATGAAAGAATAGATGTTTGAAAACCTGAAGGTTTATAATCTATTAACTTTACTATTCTATTCATATTTTCATATAAAGTAGCTTCATTAAAAGTAGATTCTGAAGCAGTATTGTTAAGATAAAAAAGTAAAGTATGGTATGAATATGAAATAATATCTATAATAGCTGATATATTACTACCTTCAAACGCTTGATCTGTAAATACACCTCCTTCATTTAATCTTTTTTTGATTAATTGTTTAAGGGTTAAAGCATCAAAAGTTGTGTAACTATCTCTACTTAAAGTAAAATCAGTGTTATCTGCCATAGAAATATTTAATCATTGTAATTAGTAACCACCAGTCGAGGACCCGTTATTAGAATCTGATAATTCAGATAGTTTTCCGGATGATTTATTTTTAGAAGATTCATAAAACCCGGTTTTGTTTAAAGCCCCTACTATACTGAAATTTTGATTGTTGAATCTTGGTATAGTGAATTCAAAATTAATAATATATTCTTGCTCAATTTCATCAGCTATTACTTCTAAACCTATTATTTGTATTCTTGGTTCGAACCGTGATACATTCTCAACTATATTTTCTCCTATAACTAAAGCTCTTGGTTCAGATACCGGTAAAAATAGTAAATCTCCAAAATTTATACCAAAAGTAGGGTTTAGAATTTTTTCACCTGGAGATGTAGTTATAAGACTTATAAATGAATTTCTTATTGCATCTAAATTATTAGATATCTGTATATCAGTGATTTGATCCTTTTTATTAAGTTCATCATTAAAAGTTCTACCTAATTTAAAATCTAATTTTAAGTCAGAAAAAATGGAAACATCAGGTTTACTATCAGTTTTCTCTAAAATATTTAAATTTATTCTTGCCATATATTATATTTAATTAGATGTTTGTACGATTAAATATAAATATTATTATGGCGCGTAAATTCTTAAAGTTAATTGAAAATACAATTGAAAGATACTCTAACGGAGGTATTTTAACAGGTGATATGGTTAAACTAGTTAGCAACTATAAATCAAAAGATGGATATAAGAGTTTATCTGATGATATGAAGGGTTATATAGATAATTACTTTGATACAGATAAAAATTATTATGTAGTAAATATAAAAACTTCAGTAGGTACTCAAGGACCTGGTAATAATGATAACAGAGGTGATTCTTTTAATGTAGAAGTTGCAAAAGAATTAGCTAATGGTAGATATGATAATCAAGGTAAAGTAACTTTAGATGGTAATTTACTTCAAAGAATAGACACAGGTATTAATAGACACCCTACTCCTGATTCTGATAAGTATGATAATAAAGTTCAAATAGATCCAGTAAAACCTGAAGAAAACGAAGAAGAACATCAAACTATGACACAACAAGGTGATAGTCTTAAAAAATCTGAAATTTCAAATCCTACTTCTAATACTAAAATACCAGCAAATGGTTCAGTTAGTAAAACTAATCAAGTAGGTAATTATACTACACAGTATATGGGTTAAATATTTTCTAAATTTACCCAACAAGCAAAAGCATTAATTTCTTTATCTAATACAAATACGTCTTTATACATGTGATCTGAAATAGACACTATATATTGACGTTTTTTATTGTCATCTAAACTAGAAGTATAAACAAAGTTTAAATATTGCTTCATTAAGTTATGATAATCACCTTGAAACTCATTCTCGTTTTCAATTAAGTATTTTCTAAGTTTTAATACAGTTTTAGAACCTATATGTTTATGAATAACGTTTATTATATCATTATTATCAACTTTATGATCTATAGTAAACTTACCATTAATATTTGCTTTTTGTATACTATTTAAAATTTTACGTATATCAGGATAACCTTGTTTAATTAAACCAACTAGATTAACTTTATCATCTTTTTCTACTTTAATACCTTCTTCTTTAACTATATCAACTACACGCTTTACCACATCATCAAAAGGAGGAGCTAAATCAAAGAATTGAGTTCTACTTTGAATAGCAGGTATAATTTTATGCTTATAATTTGCAGTAAGAATAAAGCGAGTCATACTGCTATACTCTTCCATTGTATTTCTTAATGCTCTTTGACCGTCAATGGTAATACCGTCTGCCTCGTCTAATATGACTACTTTGTGCTTACCATCGAGAGACTTAGTCTGACTAAAGCCTACTACCTTTGAGCGTATTGTATCAATGCCATTTTCATCAGAAGCGTTAATATAAAGATATTGGCAATCTAATACATGATTTACCAATATTCTAGCTAATGTCGTTTTACCTAAACCAGGTGTACCAACAAATAAAAGATTCGGTATTTCATCGGTAATAGATTCAAAATATTTTCTATTACCATCTGATAATACTAAATCAGATAACGTTTGAGGTCTATACTTTTCTACGTATAAGTTATTAAACATTATTTCTTTTTTCTTTTAGTAGGCTTTGTAACTGTAACTGTTACAGTCTTTCTAATCTTAGCATTACCTACTTTTTTTTCAGTTATTCTTTGACTTGTTCTTTTCATAATTAATTATATAATAGTTCCTATTTACCACTTGATCCAAAACCAGCATCACCACGTTTTGCTTTAGTTACTTTTTTAACCCAACTAACTTTTGTATCATAAATTTTTTCAATTTTAATCTGAGCTACTTTATCACCTTTTTTAAAGTAATAATCTTCATGAGAAAAATTATACATCTTAACTGCACAATCACCTCTATAACCATTATCAATTTCACCTAAATGAGGTTGTAAACCTGCTTTAAAACCTAATCCAGATTTAGGTCTTAATACAAATCCATAACCAGGAGTTATATCTGCTACAGTAATACCTACTGGAACCACTTCATTACCTACACGAGTTTGACCAAACCATGACCAACTACCTCTTACAACCGTATCTTCAACTGCATATAAATCGAAACAATTATCACCATCATGCGCTTTAGTTGGTAAAACTGCATCGTCATGCGTTTTTATAAACTTTATATTAACTTTTTCACTCATATATCTATTATATTAACGTTCCTAACAGTTTTCAACTAAATAATTATATGAGTAAAGAAGATGAAGATGTAGAAAGCGTTGTTGGAGACCTTTTAAGTCAGTTAAAAGGTTCAACTAAAGTTAATAAACAAATTCAAGATGGTGATTTAAATTTAAGTAATGAGAATTTAGAAGAATTTTTATTACAATATTCAGGTAAGCTAATTAAAGGTAGTGTAGATTATGTTGAAGATGTTAAGCAGTTTATAACAGCTGCTCCTGATTATAAAGATTTAGAAGCTTTAAGTAAGTTAGTAGGTGCTTCAGCTGCTGCTATAGAAAGTCTTAATAAAATTCATATTACTAATAAGAATAATGAAGCTAGAAAAGAAATAAAAGAGATTGATATTCAAAGTAAAAAAGAACTTCAAAATACTTCTAACGAACTACTAGGTCTTACAATTAACAGAGAAGAATTAATTAAAAAATTAATTAATGATGCTGATATAATTGAAGCTGAAGTATCTGACTAAGAAGATAATATAGAATTAGAAGTGTATATACTAACATCTAATTTATTCTTTAAAATATCATATTGCTCCTCAATACCTTCTATTTTATAACTGTAACTGAATAAACTCGACTCAGTTTCATTGTCTCTTAAGTTTAAATCTTTTATAAAGAGTATATACTCCCCCAAACCTTTTATATTTGAAACAATATTTTTTATCATTGGCTCTTTAAAATTAAAAAATCGTTCATAATATTTGTAATCATTAGTAATATTATAACCATGCGAAGTTGTTTGTATTGATATATCTGAATTATCTCCTACTATACCTTTCAAATTAGTCTTCATCAGTGCATCATTAAATTTAGTAAATTTTTTCTGTAAGGATTTATTGTCTAATGTAGTTTTATTAAAAATAGTTGTATTTAAGTTATTAGGTATTTCAGTTTCACTATAAAAAACATCAAAATAAGGTGATATACTATTATCTATAATACTATTGCTATCAAATAATATACCAACATCATCTGAATAATTTTTAAAATAAACGTTATCTTTAATGAAATTAGATACTGAATTTTTTATATCTATAAATAGACTATTATATTTTTCTATGTAATAGTTTTTAAATGATTCATCAATTTTTTTATCATCTATAGTAAAATCTTCATCATTTAAGCTTTTATAAAATAATACAGTATTAGCAAATGCTCTTCCGGAAGATTTACCCTTTTCATAGTCTATATTTAAATTTAATTCAGTTAAGTAATCTCCTATTACATCAATAAGGTCAGTATTTTTTTTATAAAATTCTTCTTTTTGTAGAATAATTGTATCAGTATATTCAGGTATTAATGTTGTTTTAAAACTCATATTACTTTTTCATTAAATTTAGGGTCTGTATGTATATATGTCTTTACTGCTAATATTTTATTATTATATCTTGTATCATCAATAAAATTATGTTCTACATTTAATATAAAGTAAATACCTAAAAATTTATCATCAAATAAATTGTCTATATATTCTCCGTCTCTTTCAATACTGATAAATTTACCAGCTTTTCTAAATAATTGACCTTTTAAAGTTATTTCTGCAGCTAAATTAGTAACTATAGAACTTTTAAGAAGATTATTGATACCTTCTGATAGTCTTATATTATCATTTTCACCATATAATGAATAATAATTATCAAATGATAAATTGGTACCTTTCATTTGATTTACTATTAAATTAGGGTAGGGATTATTATCTTTACCTTTCATATTGGTAACATAATTTTCATTAAATTTGTTTTTTACATTTACTATATCAGTATTTTTTTTATCTATATTAAAAGTTTTATTATTAAAATTATATGAATGTAGTATTTTCGTTTTTATTTTTTCACTGTTAATAATAGAATCAGTATTAAAAAAATTAATATTTTTTATTTCACTATATTGACCAAATGATGCTATTCTACTAGGTGTCTTTTTATCACTTTGTATTACTGAATCACTATCTGATGTACCTGTAATAAATATTTTTTCTAAATTTTCTTCACCTGCTGTACCATCTTCAGCATTATAAGCTTTTTTAAATAATGATGAAACACTTTTTAAAGAATATTTGTTATCATAATTTCCCTTTTTAAGTATTGAAAAGTCATTACTAGAACTATCACTTACATGTTTTGACAGTAAATATAGTAGATCGTCATAAGCTGTATTATCGGCTGGCGAAGTATAGAATATTTCACTGATACCTTCTTCGAAATCTGGTGTGTTATCTTTTTTAAGTTTTTGTACTTGGTTAAAAGTCTTTAAAAATAAACTATTTTTTAATAAATTTTTAATACATATCCCAGTTTTTACTTGTCTATCATTATTAGACAGTAAAAATATATTACTTTTATTTTCTAACAATTCAGCTGACGAAAAAAATGATTTTTGTTCTCTTAAAATTTTTTCATCAAAATCAATTAAATTTATAGTTTTAATAGTCTCATCCCCTTGCAATGATTCACTATCATCAGTACATACAAAAAGTTTTCTATAGCCGAATTTATTATTAAAATCATCATTTTCGGTACCGTAAACTTCATTAGCATTATCAATAGGTACTAATTCTACAAATAAGAAATCTCTACCGTCTCCTCTGTATTGAAACCCTTTTAGTATATTTTTTAGTTCTGGGTTAAATTCATAATCATCATTATTAGTTTTTAATCTTTCAAATGAATTATCATTATCTACAAAGCTAATAGAAGAGTAATTAAAAGGGTCAAAAGCATTGTCATTAATTGTAAAGCTCTTTAAACTATTTTTAGACATAGTAAAAACACTTAAGTCTGCATTAACAAATAAAATTTTAACTACATATTTTTGATTATCTATCAAATATTCGTTTGAAGAAGAATCATTTTTAGTTAATTCTAATATATTATTTAAAATCATTGTAATTGTTGGCTAATACTATCAATAATATCTTTTATATAGTTATTTTTTATATATTTTATTTTTTTACCTAAAGGTAAACTCTTTACAGGATTATTGATCTTATTAACTATCATAATCAACCACCATAAGTGAGTTGTACCGTATAATTGATAACTAATAGTAGTTAATGGTGTATTTTTATACAAAGTTAAATAATCAAAGAAATTATTATTTAAATTATCTGGTATATTAATTTTTTTTAATATATTATAGTAATAAAAATTTTTATCACCAGTTTCATAAACTTTAAATATATTTTCATACCTAAACATTTGTAGTTCAGGTAATTGACTTATATCTTTTTGATATTTACCATCCATTAGTCACCCCTCCTTCTTCTACTAGCGGAAGGATTGCTTCTAGCTCCTCCTGAACCTATATTAGGTCCTCCTTGGGTTTCATCTGTACCAGGAGCTGTATTGTCTATATCAGGATTATTTAACGCTTTAACACCTGCTGTTACAACTCCTCTATCTATACTTTCGTACATAAAGTTTCTAGTTTCATCATTTAACCCAGTTATCTGAAAACTAAGTTCATATGCATCAGGTATAGCAGTTCTTATTGTTCTAACTTGAGTACCAACTTCAGAACCGGTTGAAGTAAATTTAGTTACTGGTAAATTTATATCCATCGTTCTTCTATTACCTAAAAAATTCACTGACATACTTTTAATATATGAATAAGGCATATAAGCTACTCCTTCAATAAAAGTTTCATATATAACTGGTACATCAACTAAATTTTTAGTAATTCTACCAGGGCGATTTTGATATATTAACCCGTAAATTAATTGATAATTACGAGAAATGTCTTCATATTTACCTGTATTTAATAAAGGTATTTTTATAGTTAAAGTTCTACCTTCTTCACCCATCGTAAATTGTTTAGCTTCTTCTATATATACTCCTGGTCTTATTGCTAAAGCTAATCCGGTAGCTTGTTGTTGAAAATCTCTAACTACTCCTAAAACATCTGAAGCAATATTACCTTGATCACTTCCCATAACAATGTTTGACTCACGATATGCATTATCTAAGTAAGGAAATATATATTCAAAACCAGTTTTTTCAGTAGAATATAAAAAATTATATGGCTTAAGTACGTTACTTTGAAATGTGTCTTGTGTTAATAATTCCCCTGCAGCTTTAGCTACAGTGCTTAAAATACCTTCATCCTTTGCTGCATCAGTTTTATTATCACTACCGCCTTGACGAATAATATTAAGCTGATCTTCTATATTTTTTTCATCACCAGGTTTTATAGCATCAATAACACTGCTACCTACAGTATTTGCTAAATCTGCACTTGCTAATAAAGAATAAGCTAAATTACTAACAGTACTATTTTTAGTAATTCTTTTTTCAATCATTCTAAGTTTAGGTACATCCTCTCTAGAAGATTTAGGACTTTTAGTCCAAGGAAATTCATTATTAACATCAATAGGATCAGATGGTCCTGATAGGCCTTTATAAACTCTATTTTTAACAAAACTCATGTTTGCACCGACGTTAGTACCTGATCTAACTAATACAGGTAGTTTAGCGTCTTTACCAAATTTAAGAGTCCATAAGTTTGCCATTAATAATATTTAATTAAGCATACATTTCTCTAAATTGTTTTATCGAAGGTCCTTTACTTGAATTTATTATTGATGTATTAGTATTAGTAGTGCTAACTACATTTCCAGTTGAATTAGATTTTTCTATCAAAGCTTTTAAGAAAATATTTTGTTTTTTAAGTTCTTTTAATTGTTCATCTTGTAAACTACCTATATTAGTGGTTAAGCTACTAAACGTTTCTTTATCTAATAAATTAAGTGATTTGTCATTACTTACTATAAACCCTTCAGATTCTGGAACGAATAATTCGGGACCTGCTTCACCAACTATATATTCATTTTTTGCTTTTACTTCTCCTCCTAACTCTCTCCTTCTTGGTTTATTATTTTCAGTTTGTATATCTGTAAAATTTGTCTGGGCTGATTCACCATCAACTATTGGACCCATATCAATACCTAACATTTTTGCTGCTCTTGATCTTACTGAAAATCCTAAGATTTTTTCAGGTAAGAAAGATAACACTTTAACTAAAATTTTATCTTTAATATTTTTAAAAAATGTACCGAAACTAAAATTACCTCCTTTATCAGTAGCTTCCTCTTTTTCATTGAATAAAAAATCACTTAACGGTTTCATGAACGGTATAGCAAATGCCATTCTAGTAAATCCTCCTTTAAAGTTACCACCCATTACATCACCTACACCTCCAAAAAATTCAAATAAATTTTTAATTGGAAAATTATTCATAATTTTATCTTTTACATTACCAAAAAAATCACCTATTTTAAACCCTGAACCTGCTGGTTTAACTTCTTCTGGATTACCAGCTTTTACATCTAAAAACGCATTTAATACATCTAAACCTATACTTAAACCAGTACCTAAACCTGGAAATAAAGTAGCTATACCTGAAGCAAGATCAATTAAACCTCTTCCAAGTTGACCACTCTTAAATCTACTAACAGCAAACCCCCATGATATAAGAGAACCTATACCTGGTATTCTTTTTAATACAGGTTGTAAAGTTTTAGCAAATAATTTACTTATAACTCCAAATACACCTTTAGCAGCTCCTTTACCTCCAAGCTTTTTAAATGGTGCTAATAAAAATTTACCTATACCTCCTAAGAAACTTTTAGCACTTTCTATAATATTACCAAATAAGTTTTTAGGTAATATTTTAGCAAAGGTTTCAGTAAATTTACCCATTTGCTTACCAGCTAAGTTTGCAAATAGTTTAACACCTCCTATAATACCACCTTTCGATAAAATATTAAACAGACCTTTTAAAGGACCATCTGTCATTAAACCTGTAACTAAAGCTGATAGACCTCCTAACACTAATAAGGCAGGTCCAATTAATTTTTTAATAAAATTGAAACCTCCTTCAGGTTTCTTTTCTCCATCTTCTTCTTTCTGTGTTAAAGCATTTCTTAAATCTTTTTCTGCACTTTTACCAAAATCAGTTATAATTCTTGGTTCAGGTTTTTTTACCAACTCTTCAACTTTTTTAGGACCTTCATTATAAGAAGAGCCAGAAACTTTTTCTAATTTATCAAGTCTTTTATTTTGATTATTAGAAACTTTAGTTATTAAGAGAAGTGCATCTGATAAAGTTTGATCTCCGGCTGCCATTAATAATATTTATAAAAAATATTATACTACGAAGAAGTCAGGTGTTATAGATATATATTTTTCAGAATTAGGTATTTGAGTCATATTTAACTCAATATCTCTTATTTTATTAATATAGTTAAAGATTTCTTTTAACTCACTTGTTTCGATTTCACTTAAAATTTTTAAAGAATTGTTAAAATTTTCTGAAATAACTAATGTTTTATCTCCTACTATTATTTCATCAACAAATTTAAGTATTTCATACACATACAAATCACTAATTACATTATTAACATTATCTTCAGTAATTTTTTTACCTTTGTATTTATTAAGTAGCAGTTTGTTAACTTTATTATCTAACACTAATGAAGGTTTACTAACTCTAAATGTAAAGCTATCAGTAACTATTTCAAGTGGGTCTATAGATAAATGGGTTTTATTTTTATCAATAATATTTGATATATCTACTTTTGTATCATCTAAAGCATATTCATTTGACATTTTTTGTCTTAAAGATAGTGAAATAGATACTCTGTCTATAGTATCAAGCGTGTTTATATCACCTGCAAAGTTTTCTTTAATAATATTATAAAATGAATTATTAAAGAATAAAACAGATAAATTACTTTGAATACTATTTTCAATAATTATTTTCTGCTGTTGCAAGTTTAATGGACTTATTTCTAAATCTAAATTATTAGCTCGTGAAAAGAAGGTTAAATTCTTTTTTAACCCTTTTACCTCATTTAATATGTCATTAAAATTTTCACTCATATTAATATTTACTTGTGTTGCGTAGGTATACCAGGGTTATCGTCTTTATTTTGTTCCTTCATCTCATCTTTGAGTTTATTGTGAAATAATTTTAATTCAGAAAAAGAATAATTTTTGAATTCATTAGAAGTGAAATTAAGATGTCTCATTAGACTATATTCAAAATCATATAAACTGTTTAAATCGTAATTAAAAATATGTTTCAATACATTTAGTAGATCACCGTTATGAAGATTTATATCTAAATCTAAAAATTTTATTTTATTATTTTTTAAATCTTTTAATGATTGATTATATAAATCTACTATATTAACATCAGTTATTTCGTTAAATATTTTTTGTTTTTCTTCAAATGAAAATTTTTCTAAATTTATTTCTTTATTGTTTATTTTTAGAATTTTTAAGTTTTTTATTATTTCTTCACCAATATCTTTTATATAAAAACTAGTAAAATTATTTAAAACAAAACAATCAGTCTCTATATCTTTCTCATATATATTAGCATCTTTTAATATAGTTGTTACATCTAAATTATAATTTCTCTTTTTGTAATTTATTTGTATGTCTTCACCTAATATTAAAGAACGTATAAAAAGAATTAATTTAAATTTATCAAGTGCGTTATATTTTTTATCAGATATTAAACAACTATTGAATAACTCGTTAAAAATAACATTTATTACTTCTATATCTGTCGTCAATAATTTTTTAACTAAGTTTTTATAATCGAAGTAATTTAATTCTTTAACTATAAATCCTTCATAATGATATTCATTCATTATTAAAATTTAAACGGGTTGAGTGACTTAATCAACTCTTCTATATTCATAAACAAGTTATTGTTAACTGTATAATGATCATAAACCCATTTAGTTGTAAAGTTTTTATCAGATTCTCCTGATGCATATTGATAATCTCTTGTATCAACTTCAGTTGGAACGCAATTGAAAAACTGCCAAGTTTTTCTTGGTATTTGAGATAAACCTTTTTCGCTCCTTGTATACTGGACTATAGTTATATTACATTTAGGATCTTTAAGTCTTTCTCTTAAATCGTTAGGATTTCTTGCTACATAACCGTAATGACTTGCCATAATTAACCAAGGTCTAATTACAAAATCAATAAACGATGTATTAGTATCTCTAAATGGTATAGTTAAAGCATTACCTGAAAAGGCTCCTCTATCTTTTAAAATTGTACCTTGAATGAACCCTCTATTATTATCTATCATTGCGGCGTCTGAATCTAAAGTTTCTGAACCAACATTAAACCCAGTAGCAAATATACAACCTACCATTCCTTGATTCTTTAAATTTGTGGTAACTGATTTCGCTAAAGTTATATCTGAAAACTGTCTACCGTCTATCTCTTCTAACATTTTAATGGTATGATTTGTAAGTCCTAATGGAAATCTATCAAAAAGTATTATAAATTGTGTATTTAAAGGTATCGATGAAGACCATTGACCTAAACTATTAAGAAAATGGTCTCTCATACTTATTAATGGTACACCTGGTAAATTAGTACCTAATAATGATAAACCTGGTTGAGCTACTGAACCACCGACTAATGAATTTGTAGCATTAGAAACTCCTTGTATAGCATTATTAATAGAATTTAATATAGACATCTAATTATATTTATGCATAGAAAAACCGTACCTAGTACGGTTTGTTTAAATTAAGATGTTTTCCTAAAATAATGGTATGATATAGCTGCATCAAACGTTACTATATCGCCTGTAGCTGTAGCATCATAAGATGGAGCACTTACGCTCTTAGGGTATATACCAACTAATTGATATTGATCAACTTTATTAAGTTCCTTATCTAAAAGAACTAAATCAAGAACTGCTTCTTCAGTTGGCATAAAATAATTACCTGTACTATCTGAATCATCAAAAGTATCATTAATAGCTTGTAAGAATTTATTTCTTAAATCATATGATTCATCACTTCTAAATGTAATTGAATAACTATCACTTCCGTCATACTGAACAACACCTGGAACGTTAAAATTTAATCCCATATAAGGTGCTTGTACGTTAGTAATTGATTTACCTGGTAACGTTGCAGTAGTAGCATATACCAAATCACTTTCATCAAATGAAACCGATGAACCACTACCAAAATTAATATTCAATACTCTAAAAAGATTATTTCTAGCAAAATCTTTTGATTGTGCTGCTGTATAAAACCCTTGAATTGTCTGTGATGTATCTGCCATGTAATTATTTAATCTTTTTTATTATGTTGATCTATTATAATCAACTTTAAAATATAGAGTATCGGTACCAGCACCGTCCCCTGATAATTGAAGTGTTTTACCTGTATTATTTTTAACTATAAGTGTAAGTGCATTACTACTTAAAGGTACTGCAGTCATTTCAACACCACTCAAATGAGTATAATCTCCATGTCCTAAGTAGGATGGTGTTAATATATCTCCTGGAGAAAACTGCGATGGTAAAGTTGCAGATAATACATTAGCTGCTACATCAGTACCATTTGCTCCGTAAGGTACAAATGAAAATGTAGATACAAATACTGCACTACTACTAAAATTAGTATTATTCAATACAGCACCACCCATAGTAAAGAAACCTTCTCTTGCTGTTTGAGCTAATACTTCATTTCTAATAGCTGGGAATTGTGAATTTAAAGTATCAACACTAGCACTTACCGCTTCAAATGCTGTATTTAAAACAACAAATTTATTATTAATTAAATTTGCATAAGTTATTTTATTCGATTGATTTAATGATACATTAGCTAGATACAATACATCATTATCTGCAATCGTTGTTACTTCTGGTAAGTCTGTTAATTTACTGTCTGCCATATTATTATTTAATTATAGGTATATATTAACCAACTAATTCATTAAAGTCTGTACCTGTTCTGGTAGCATAAAAGTTAACTAATATAAATTCTGCCGCTCTAACTGGTTTTAAGTAGATGTCTACCACCAATTCGTTCTGATCAATAACATTTGGTGTATTATTTCTCTCATCACAAACTAACAAATAATCGAAAACTCCTTCAGTATTCTTAGCATTTGCAAAAATAGGATTAATGGTATTGATAACTCTTGTTCTTGTTAGCAATGTATTAGGTTCAAATACGAAGAACTTAACTGTCTGTCTAACTGCTTTTTCAAGATTCAAGAATAAACGTCTTACATTAATTCTATCAAATGCACTTGGTTTCTTAAGTAAAGTCTTTTGACCAAACATTACAAACCCTTCATTCGGGAAGAACGCAACTGGATTAACTGAAATCTTATATAACTGATCTCTTTGTTTTTGTTTTGGATATAATGCTAAATCATTAACACCTGTAACAATCCCTCTTGTAAATCCTGCTGGTGCAAACCAAGGTTGGAAATTAGCATCTGTATTTGCCATTGAAGCTGCTGCAAACCCTGAGAACGGTGCGTAGAACTGATCATCTAAATATGAATCATAAATCTGCACCCACTGACCATACGTTGTTGCATAACTTGTATTAACAACACTTGTATGAGCTTGGATTGGTTTAAGAACGTTTAATGAGAAATTCTTACTTGCATCATTTAAAGTTAAATTACTTTTACCTTGTAGGAATAATGGTCTCGGTAAGTCAGAAATAAACATATGATCTTTTCTACGCTTTTCAGCAAAATCAGAAAATCTATCAAAGATTGTTTTCCAATTAGATCTAAATGTCTTAGCACTATCTGATAACCCATTAATAATATCTGATGTATAAAAACCTTGCATTGTAGAATCGACTGATATAAGATCGTCAAATTCATCATTATTCAATTCTTTCATTGCATGTATTGTTGAAATACCACCATCAATTGTAAGATCAATATCAAATAAATCTACATTTTCTACACTGTCAAATAATCTATCTAATTTACCAGGTATAGAACCTAATCTTTTAGAATCTGATTTATTATCAGAATATACTCCTACTGGAAATAATGAATCTGCTGGAAAATTAGTTGCTTGTGCATTTAAATTATTCCTTAAGTTAGTCATTTGAGCGTCTGTAACTCCACTTGATGCAGCGAAATAACTTGGAATGTATTCACTACTTACTCCGAATGTAGCAGTATTATTATCAAAATCGCCTTGTGCTTTTTTAACACCTGATGCAAATCTAACAATCTTTGTTGGGTTACCATTAATATCAGCATAACCGTCACTATTTCTATTTGAAATAAAGTCATTAGTTAAAACTATAACATTAGGAGAACCATCTTCTACTGTATCTAAATAAAAGCTCTTTGGTACACCACCGTCTTTTGATTGAATTTGTCTATGATAATCAGTAGAACCTACAAAACTTTCTGATAAAACATAATCTAATTTAATGCTATCAGGTGAGAATGGTGATTGTCTTAATTTAAATAGACCGAATGAAAGGGTGTCATTAAAATCTTCACTACTAATATCAAACTGCGTTAAGTTTTCCATTACCTCTGAAACACTACCATCATCTACTCCGAATGTATCAGTACTATTATCAGATACGCTTGATAACGCAAACTGTAATCTTGTTGCTGGTAATTTAGTATAATCTGAAACTAATTTTTTATCTCCTGATACTGCTACGGTAAATGCATTTTGAATACCATCAAAATTAGTAGCAGGGTTAAGATTTGTATTATCAATACCACCTAAATAAAATCCTTCAAATTTATTATTAATAGTTGTTTGAGCTTTATTAAGAACAATTAAAGCTGATCTACCTAATGTTGCTAAATCATCTCCACTAAATGCATCGCTTCCTCTTGCTGCACTTGCTGACCAATTAAATGTCTTCTTTTGTAAAATATCATTATATTGAGTTTCAGTCAATTCAACATGTTGCGGGGCATTAAGAACATATGCAACATCTGTCTCCTGCTCATTATAAGTCTCCATCGTAGTACCGAATTGTCTTGTACCAATATTAGACATATCATAAGCACTTGCAGTGTATACTAAAGCGGAATATTTATTTCCAAATCCTCTACCTTTATCATCGCCATAAGGTAAGCGATATGTTTGAATGTTAGCAGGAGACTGAAATAGTGGTCTTACACTATGATAAAAATATCTCTCTGCTGGAGTTTTGGGTATGCCATAAATTTGTTCGAACTCACTCTGACTTGTAACCTGGATTACCTCGTCTGAAGGGCCTTGATCTGTAAATCCTGCAACTAATACGTTAGTTCCAGCTGGTAAGACTGGTCGCAAACTTTGATCTATTTCTTTTATTTCTACACCGGGAGATTGTATTGTTCTAGCCATATATTATTATTTATTGTCTTCGCAATAAAAATTATACCAATTCTACTAGTAATTGTGAAAAAGCAAACTCAAATGTTGTTTCAATCTCTCCCGTTTGTCGATAATTGTAATCAATACTACCAAGTGATACGGGAAACGCTTTAGTGTATGTAAATTTTACTTTATTTTTATCAAATTCATCTTTAGCGTATAAAGTTATGTCAGTTTGATATAATTCAGGAGGGGTTAAAGATTTACTTTTATTTCTCTGACTTGAAGGTACGTTAGGTGTATCTATAACATCTTTACCATTAAATTGAGATAAATTATCATCATTTAATAAATCCAACCACTTATATAATAGCCAATAATTGTTAAATTCATTATCAATAGTAAAATTAACTGTAACATTTTCATAAGCTGGTCTATTATTAGATGAAACTTTATAAAACTGACCAGCATAACCTTGAGATATCTCAGGAACTTGTACTTGAGGTACTATAGCTCCGTATACTGAAAATTGTAAACTATCTTCTATGATACCGGTATTTTTTCTACTACCAAGATAACTATCAGAGATTTTTTTAAGTGAAGTAGGTAGATTTAACACAAGTAGAAATTTATCTAATCTACTTTTATTAAGTTGAGATTGATTTACGACTGCCATGGTTTATATCCTTGTTGCATTAATTGTTCCATTTCACTTTGTGTTTGTTGAGCATTACCTATAATAATAGGCAATGTGTTGCTGGCCCCTTGCTTTTCATTAGTATATAAAGAAGTAGGGTCCATAAAATATTTAATACCATAATCGAATTGTTGAAGCTCTAATGGCCTATTATTAGCATCTTTTTTTGTAACTTCAAAATATTTGTCAACTATATCATCAATTAGTGCAATTAAGTTCCACATTAATGAGGTGACTAAATCATCATGATAACCTTTACGTGCATTCCATGTACCGTTAGCAGCTTTTACATAGGTTTTTAACTCTTTAACTAATCTAATGTCATTTATCTGAACTGCTTCCACTTCATTTATCCAATATCTCATATTTGTTACACCTCTATACTTTGTATTAGTATGTGATACGATACCTAATTGACTTTTATTTCTATTAGCTGTAGAAGATCCCCAAGAAATTATATTTTCATAATCATGCGTATTTTTAAGTATATCAACTACTTGGCTACCACTGTTGTTACGTTCTATACATACTAATGGGTTACCCCAGTGTTGTAATATTTCGTGGACCTTAATAGTAAAGTTATAAGGTGATATTTCATTGTTATAATATACAGCAACTTGATTGATTCTAGTAAGATCAGTATAATCTAATATTTGTACTACTGAAGCATCTTTACCTAATCCTTCAGATGTATCAACACTTGCTATATATATACGATCTTCTTTAGGTTGATCCCATAATAAGTACTTACCATCATCAAAGACATATTTTGGTTCGCATACTTGTGTAGATAACCTTTCAAATAACTCATCATCTAATGAAGCTTCACCACTGCTTATAAATTCGCAGTTAAATTCTTGCTGAAAAGCTTCTTGACTACCTATACTACTTATAGTTTCTTGTTTCCATCTTTCATTTCTCCCTGGTACTTCATTCCATAATATTTTATCACTAGCCCATCCATTTTCACCATTTTCAGCTCCGCTATATAAACTATAAAATAAATTATCTGTACCGTTAGCTGTTGAAGCTATAAAAATTTTAGATTTTTTAGATGATGAAATAATTGGATATACTGATTTCCAGAAATCTTCTACTAAATGTGGTTCAATAAAAGCAAGCTCATCTAATATTAAGCAATTAACTGATTGACCACGAGCTGCAGTACCTGTAGTAGTTGATATACCTATTTTTGTACCATTTGCTAAAACTACTGAAGTTTTACCATATTCTTTAACTCCAGGTTTCAACCAATTTGGTAATTCTTCATAAGCTAGTCTAATTCTACTCATTATCTCGATAGCAGTGCCTTCTTTATTAGCTACTATTAATATTCTTTGATCAGGGTTAAAACATGCTACCCATAAAGCATATATTGTCATCATAGTAGTTTTACCTATCTGTCTACTTGCTAGTAATATAAAGAAGCGATTATCACGCATTTTACGTAAAGCTCTTTTCTGACATAAGTGTAATTTTATATTTTGCTTACCTTCATCTAATGAAATAATATGGAAATAATTTTCTGCAAAATGTAAAATGTTTTTATCACATTTTTTTAACTCTTGAACCATCTCTGGTGTATATTGAAATTCAGCCCCTACTGTAGGTAGATTAGGGTTATTCATATAGTTTTGTTTATCTTTGGCCATGTCCTTATAAATATTTACATGACTCGTGTAAATACTCTAACCGAAATATGGAATACATATAATGATAACATTATATCTGAAAAATCTTCAGCTCGTGAAAAGGCTGCTAAATCTGGAAACATGAAAGGTGGTTTACCGGGCAATACAGTTGGTAAAGGACCAGTTGAGTTGAATAGTAAACAAGCACAAGATATGCAGAATAAAGAAACTACTGAAACAGATCAAGTTGAAGGTATTCATGAACCTATCGACCCTAAAAAGAGTAAAAAAGAAAATGCATACGAGCCAAAAATTTACTCTTCTGAAAATTATGATAAAAAAATTGGAAAAAAGGTTAAAGAGTCTATAAATAATTATATGAAATCAACTTTTGACAAACTTTTTGAAAATGTAATGTCTGATGAAGAACAACAAGAATTAGAAGCTCTAGGAGTAGATACCGAAGAGGGTGGAGATGATGAGGGCTCTGATGAAATTACGGTAACATTAAACAAAGATATGGCGAAACAGCTTTGCGATATTTTACAAGCAGCTATTGGTGATGAAGATCCTGAAGCAGAAGACATGGAGCATGAAGACATGGAACATGAAGATGGTGAACATTATGAAATGGAAGAAGACGAAGAAGACGGTGAAGATGAAGATGAAGATGAGACTCATAAAGAAGCAGTTGATGCTACTGATGAAGGTCATCCATTAGTAAATCAAAAACGTGGTAATCCTACTTCAGTAACAGGTGGTTCAAATCAAGTCAAAAGCGTAGTATCATCTAAAGCTAAAAAAGGTAAAGGCGGTAAAAATTCAAAGCCAAAAATTACTAGTTATTCAGTGAACGACGAAGGTCATCCATTAGTAAATCAAAAAGATTCAGGTCTTTCTAAAGTATCACCAGGATCTAATAAAGTAGCTTATAGTGCAGGTGAAGATTATTACCAATCTAACTAATTTAAAAAATTAAAGAAAATTAAAGCTGGTTTCGACCAGCTTTTTTTTTGCTTAAATAATATTGATGGATACATTTTCTAAATTTTTTACCAACCATAGACATCGTAGAGGTTATACCGACCACGATAAAAACTATAGAAGAAAACATCTTAATTTAGTACCTGATTACGTTAAATCAGACCCTACTAAAAATAATAAGATAGAATCACTTCGTAATGGTAAAGGTAAAAAGATATGTGATGGGAGAGACTTAACATATATAAGAGATGAATATAAAGTTATACCTTATAAAGGTGAAACTAAAAAATTAGGTAGTACTGGTATAAGTCTATACTTTGATGATAATATAGGTAAATTTGTAATCGAAAAATGAGTAATATAAACTATAACAATGAATACCCTGGGTTAGTTCAGAGTGATGACACTGCTTATAGATTTTCAGATAAGTCAATACAACATAGTGAAAGGTTACTTTTTAGTAATTGGTGGAGAGAACAAATTAATCAATTCGGTACTAAAACTAAATACTTTGTAAATACATATAATGTACTAAGTGCTGATAATTTTTACGGAGAACAGACTACTAAGACTTTTACCGAGCCTAGAGATTTAGTAATAGCAGCTACTTTAAATGAAAATGCAGTTAATTTAAGTAAATTTGGTTTTGAAAGTGATGATGATATTACTGCATATGTTCATATATCTAGTTTCCATGATTCATTCTTTACTTTAAGCGGTGTTTATGGTACTCAATTTGATGTAATTGAACCCAAAGCTGGTGATATATTTCAATTATCAGAATATGGTGATGATAGACCAAGTAATAGACAAGCTAAGTATTTTGAAATAACTGAAAAATTAGATCAAGATATATCTCAGATAAATACACTTGGTGGTCATTATGTATTTTTACTAAAAGCAAAACGATTAGACTTTAGTTTTGAACCTAATATACCTTTCAATGATGCAGGAGAAGGTATAAACGGTAATCAGCAAGTATATGAAGATAAAGAAGCTGGTAGATTAAGTGGAGGTGCTAACCCTCAAACTGAAACTAAGAAAGACGGTTATAGTGAATATATTATAGACGAAGTTAGTAAGAAAGAGGTCTTTGATATGGATGTCAATGATAACGATGTCTACGGTGATTACTACTAAATCATAACAGAAAGTACTTTATCAGCTTCTTCACTAGAATTAAACTTAATAGACTTTTCATATTCAATAAAATCAAAGGTATATTCTATTTTACCATCCTTTAATTTTATATTTTTAATAGTAAATGGTTCACCTCTTTTAAAGAATTTTGTATGTTTAAAGGTTTTATTAATAAACCTGGTTCCAGGGATAAATTTCATCTGTATCCATTCCTTTTTTATAGAGTGACATATCATATTTCATATCTAGATATCTCTCATCAATATACTTTTGTAATGCTGTAGGTTTAATCCACACATTACTCTTTTCCGTATCATAACCTAATTTTTCTGCTCTTGCACATGCTACATTTACACCTTCGTATAAACAAGCAAATCTTGCTAAAAAATCTAACCCATATTCTTCTTCAATATTAATACTTTCGTTGCTCATATATATATTGTATGAAAGTTCCTAAAAGAAAGTATAATATTCTGCTTTCATTGATACCGTATTGATTAAAAGTTTCTCGTATGAAATTTAAATTAGTTACTAATATTTTTTTGTTATTTTTAAATAAAATATTATCCTCAGTATTTTTAGCTTTACTTTGTACTTTATCAGCTTCTTCGATAAGTAACTTAAAAAATTGCTCTACTAATTTAAGATCTTTATTCTTTTGATATACTATGCCATTATTTAGCTCTTGGTAGTTTTCAAAGTTTCCATCCTTAAAAAAATTAATTAATTCATTTAAAGTTATATTTACTTCTTTTTTTTCTTCACTAAAGGAAGTTGGTTTAACTTCTTTAAAATGTTTATCGTAATTGCTATCCATTTGAAGCACTATAAACTGGAGTTGTAACTAACGTTGTATCTATAAAAATATTAATTCTTATATCTTTACCACACTCTTTACAATTATAAATTTGTTCTTTAGTAGGATCTAAACTAACCTCTTGTGTACTTCTACCACCACATTGACATGTAACGATTCTTTCATTTTTACTTCTTTCTTTTTCAAATTCAGTAGCTAATTGTAAAGCCTTCTTGCTTAAGTAGTTTCCATAAACTGAATTGAATAGATAAAAAAATAAGAATTGAAAAATAAATGCAATGCAAAATACATATATATCTTTAAAAATGACTCCAAATAATATACTAACTAATAATGTTATAGATAGGGATATAAAAGCTTTCTTCATTATTTTATTTTAGACACTTTCCTTGAAATATCAACTATTTCTTTTTTTAAATTGATTAATTCTTTGCCAATAGCATCTAAAGGTTTTTTATTCTTAATAACTTCATTAGTTTTAGCTATTTTAAGTATCTGTTCTAAATTCTGTATAGCAACATAAGCTTCAGATGCAGTATCTTCAAACTGACCTAACGGGTATGGTATATTTTCTGGTGCAACATCAGTTCTTCCTTGTCTTCTCATCATATCATTAACTGACGTCTGTTGAGCAGGTACTTCAGACTTAAGTCCAAGTTGTTGCCTTTGAGAATCAGGTATCATATTGTCGGATCCGATGTCTTCATTTAGTTGAGATAAAAAATCATTGAAGTTTACTTTAGAATGCATACTAATATTTATAAATATTAATATGAGTTTATATGTAAAAAAGTTTTCTAAGTTTTTAAATGAACAAGACGAAGAATTAGACAGTGAAATTACTGATACAGAAGCAATGGATGCTACGTTGGATGACGGTACTGATACAGGTGATTTTGACGTAGACGTGCCAGATGCACCAATAGCCAACGGACAAAAAGAAATGTATGATGAATTAAATTCATGGATACAAGAAATGGATAGATTTTCAAATTATTTAAATGGTACAGAAGGTAGTGTACAAACTAAACTCAATACTGCTGAAGATGATACTTTATTTGATAGCATTTCAAATGCTGAAACTAAAAAGATTGCAAGAGTTGCAATGGAAATATCATCTTTAAGTGAAATTTTAAAAGGCTACCTAGCT